TTATAACGTCACTCCGCCTTTTAGAGGATTCAGCGCGACGGCATTTTGCAGGTAGTCAGGCGCAAGGTGCGCATAGGCCATCGTCTGCTGAATGCTCGCATGTCCCAGAATCTGTTGCAGTGCGATTATATTGCCCCCATTCATCATGAAATGGCTTGCGAATGTATGCCGCAGGATGTGGGTTGCCTGATTGGGTGGTATATCTGGCTTCACTCTGCGTAAAATCCCGCAAAACTTCTCATAATCAACTTTGAATAATTTAGCGCTGGCCTCCTCTTTAACTTTTTTCTCCAGTTCCTCAGAAATCGGCACGGTTCGCTTTTTACCGTTTTTGGTTTTCAGGAAGGTAACCCTGCAATTTGTAATCTGTGCTGGTTTTAGCGTGGCAACTTCCGTCCATCTTCCTCCAGTGCTCAGACATAAAAGTGCGACAAGTAAGTCATCACCATCCAGAACATTTAACAGTTTTTCGATTTCTGCTTTTTCCAGGAACGTCATTTCAGGGTTGGCCTCCGCCAGTGGCGGCAGTCCGTGAATTGGGTGTTGCCCGGAAAATTCATCCAATTGAATTAATTTTGTGAACATGCCGGATAATCGGTACATGTCACGGTTTATCGTTGCGGCACTGATACCATCACGTAGTCGCATGGAACGATAATCCATCAAAGCTCTTTTGCTCATCCGGCTCACTGGTATATCACCTATGCCGCTGATGGTTTTGAGCAGATGATTAAACTCTTTTGTTCCATGCTCGTGGTTTTGCCCGTGATATTTCCACCAGATGTCCAGCAACTCACTCAAAGTTCTGCGATCTGCTCGCTGACCTGCCCATTCTTTCTGGCTGGCGTAGGCGATTGTGTATCGCTCAAATGCTACAGCCTCAGCTTTTCTTTCAAATTTCCTGCGGATGCGTTTTCCGTCGCGACCGCGAGGTCTAATGTCCACTTCATAGCGTCCATCATCGAGCTTCTTAATTGACATAAGAAAGCCCTCTGACGCTGTATTCACCATCTTGGTAACAAATGGTGAAAATGTAATGTTTATAGAGTGTTAACCAGTCTGTTTTTCGGAGTGGTCTGATTCTGTTGGTTTTTGCCCAATGTGTGCGAGAGCCGGCGCGATCTGACCAGCTTGTGGTGACGTATCACCAGTCATTAACCAGAGCGTATATTTTTTAAATAAAGGCGTATTTGTGACTCGCATAACGATGCTGAGACCAGGGTCTTTATGCCCACTTTCGTAATTTTTGACTGTTCCTAGAGCTATCCCGCTAATTTCGCTGAATTTCGCCTGTGTTAAGCCTTCTGCTTTCCTAATCGCTTTCAGTTTTTCGAATGTCTGCATTTGACAGTAACCTATTGGTGACTTATATTCCCGTCAAAAGGTTGTGTATTGGTGACCTTTTGAGTGTGTTAGCCAGTCCCTAGAAAGGACAGGGGCGACCTAGAAGGGACTGGATCTAATAAGGGTAACACGAAAGCAAAAAGGGCTAATCAATGGAAGTCAATGACTATGTGATTCAGTACCCGATTGATGCGGTACATACGGTTAAGTTTGCAGAGTTACTTGGTAAGCCAGAAACGGCTGTAGTCAAGATGGTAAAAGAGAATAAATTGCCAGTTATTGAGCTTCGTGATCCAAGTAAGCCGAACGCTCGTGTCGGTGAGAAGTGGGTTTTCATTCCAGAGTTTAATCGCGCTGTACGAGAGGCGTTTTATAACCGACCAGTTGAACAGCGTGATGCATGGCTTTTGTGGATGGGGTTGTGATTATGAGTGAACCGCGTTGTATTGCTCAGTTACTGCGTAACGAAAGCCCCAGGGCGATTGACTTCACCATCACCCACGGTAAGGGGCGTAAGGGAATCATTATCCGCACCAAAAAACAGAGTCCGTTAAAAAAGGCTCTGACCTTTCTGAAAAGCCGGAGGGTCTGGAAATGACAGTGATGACGCTCAATCTCGTTGAAAAACAGCCAGCAGCTATGCGCCGGATAATTGGTAAGCATCTTGCCGTTCCTCGCTGGCAGGAGACATGTGATTATTATAATCAGATGATGGAGCGCGAACGGCTAACGGTTTGCTTTCATGCGCAGTTAAAACAGCGTCACGCAACGATGCGTTTTGAAGAAATGAACGACGTCGAACGTGAACGGCTGGTTTGTGCAATTGATGAATTGCGTGGTGCATTCTCAAAACGCCGTCAGGTTGGCGCAAGTGAGTATGCATATATTAGTTTTTTAACAGTCAGTCAGCGTCGCACTTTATTTATGCATGCCGGATTGACTGAAAAAGAATTCAACCAGCCATACTGGCGAATTAATGAAGAGTCATGTTACTGGCGTGATGCTTTATTCCGTGCATTACGTGAATTATTCAGCCTGTTTGAGTATGCACCGACAATTCTGACGTCGGTAAAACCAGAGCAATATCTGCATTAAATAATTAACCAGAGTTTTTAACGCACTTAATTGTGCGGGGCTTCTTTTTGCCTGGAGAAAGTCATGCATACAGTTTCTGAAAATCAGTGCGGTAAATACGCATTACTGCTGCAACAGGCCAGAACCGAAGCACAGGCCGACGCTGCGACGCGCTTTTCTTCTCATCTTGACGCCATGATTCGCCACATCACAAAGGCGGAGTTATCCCGCGTGGAGATAGTAGAGCTGCTCAGTCAGGAGTCGGAAAAATTTCACAATATCGGATTGTCTCGCGGGGAGGTGCTTTGATGTCCTGTTCTCATTCTGTTGTATTACTGAATAACGCCTTAAAAATCGCCGTTATGAAAAATGGCGATTTGTCTCTTATTCAACTTTGCCTTGATAAAGAAAAACGCGACATAACTGAATCTGTTATCGCAATTTATCAGAATGAATTAAACCTCCTGTCTGATGTGGTCAATTTACTTGTTAAACGCGCTGTATTCCACAAGCAAATTTCCTCAGTGGATGAACTGACAAAATTAACGACAGAACTTGCCAGTTATTGCGCTGATGTATCCAGAAAACTTAACGATAAAAGGAGCTGATAATGCCGGACAACGTAGATTTTATTCAGGAACAACAGGCTGAATTACTGGAGCGGCAGATTAACGCGGCAAGGGTAAAACATTGCGGTGCTTCTGCGCTGGTTTGCGAAGAGTGTGACGCGCCAATACCTGCTGCCCGTCGTGCGGCTTATCCGTCAGCCACGCGTTGTGTTTCCTGTCAGTCAGTCTTTGAAGCAAAAAACAAACATTACCGGAGAACGGCATGAGTATTCGTATTGAAATTGGCGAACGTTATGTCGTTACCAGTGACAGCTTTCAGTTTATTCTCCACGAGAAAAAGAGAGCGGAAAGCGGTAAAAACGCCGGTCAGGAATGGCTGTCGGTGGTTGGTTATTACCCGAAATTAAGCCAGCTCGTTTCCGGCCTGATGCATCACGATATTCTGACCGGAAGCGCAAAGTCTTTTGCTGATTTAAACGCGCAGGTTGAGCAACTCAGCAAGCGTTGTTCAGAGGCTTTTGGCTCATATGGCCGTTAAAGCCTCCGGGCGTTTTGTCCCTCCGTCAGCATTTGCCGCAGGCACCGGTAAGACGACCGGTGCTTATGCATGGAACGCGCCACGCGAGGCCGTCGGGCGCGAAAGACCCCTTACACGTGACGAGATGCGTCAGGTGCAAGGTGTTTTATCCACGATTAACCGCCTGCCTTACTTTTTGCGCTCGCTGTTTACTTCACGCTATGACTACATCCGGCGCAATAAAAGCCCGGTGCACGGGTTTTATTTCCTCACATCCACTTTTCAGCGTCGTTTATGGCCGCGCATTGAGCGTGTGAATCAGCGCCATGAAATGAACACCGACACGTCGTTGCTGTTTCTGGCAGAGCGTGACCACTATGCGCGCCTGCCGGGAATGAATGACAAGGAGCTGAAAAAGTTTGCCGCCCGTATCTCATCGCAGCTTTTCATGATGTATGAGGAACTCAGCGATGCCTGGGTGGATGCGCATGGCGAAAAAGAATCACTGTTTACGGATGAGGCTCAGGCTCACCTGTATGGTCATGTTGCTGGCGCTGCACGAGCTTTCAATATTTCCCCTCTCTACTGGAAAAAATACCGTAAAGGACAGATGACCACGAGGCAGGCATATTCTGCCATTGCCCGTCTGTTTAACGATGAGTGGTGGACTCATCAGCTTAAAGGCCAGCGTATGCGCTGGCATGAAGCGTTACTGATAGCTGTCGGGGAGGTCAATAAAGACCGTTCTCCTTATGCCAGTAAACACGCCATTCGTGATGTGCGTGCGCGCCGCCAGGCAAATCTGGAATTTCTTAAATCGTGTGATCTCGAAAACAGGGAAACCGGCGAGCGCATCGACCTTATCAGTAAGGTGATGGGCAGTATTTCTAATCCTGAAATTCGCCGGATGGAGCTGATGAACACCATTGCTGGTATTGAGCGTTACGCCGCAGCAGAGGGTGATGTGGGGATGTTTATCACGCTCACCGCGCCGTCAAAGTATCACCCGACACGTCAGGTTGGAAAAGGCGAAAGTAAAACCGTCCAGCTAAATCACGGCTGGAACGATGAGGCATTTAATCCAAAGGATGCGCAGCGTTATCTCTGCCGCATCTGGAGCCTGATGCGCACGGCATTCAAGGATAATGATTTACAGGTCTACGGTTTGCGTGTCGTCGAGCCACACCACGACGGAACGCCGCACTGGCATATGATGCTTTTTTGTAATCCACGCCAGCGTAACCAGATTATCGAAATCATGCGTCGCTATGCGCTCAAAGAGGATGGTGACGAAAGAGGAGCCGCGCGAAACCGTTTTCAGGCAAAGCACCTTAACCGGGGCGGTGCTGCGGGATATATCGCGAAATACATTTCAAAAAACATCGACGGCTATGCACTGGATGGTCAGCTCGATAACGATACCGGCAGGCCGCTGAAAGACACTGCCGCGGCTGTTACCGCATGGGCGTCAACGTGGCGCATTCCGCAATTTAAAACGGTTGGCCTGCCGACAATGGGGGCTTACCGTGAACTACGCAAATTGCCTCGCGGCGTCAGCATTGCTGATGAGTTTGACGAACGCGTCGAGGCTGCACGCGCTGCCGCAGACAGTGGCGATTTTGCGCTGTATATCAGCGCGCAGGGTGGGGCAAATGTCCCGCGCGATTGTCAGACTGTCAGGGTCGCCCGTAGCCCGTCGGATGACGTTAACGAGTACGAGGAAGAGGTCGAGAGAGTGGTCGGCATTTACGCGCCGCATCTCGGCGCGCGTCATATTCATATCACCAGAACGACGGACTGGCGCATTGTGCCGAAAGTTCCGGTCGTTCAGCCTTTGACTTTAAAAAGCGGCATCGCCGCGCCTCGGAGTCCTGTCAATAACTGTGGAAAACTCACCGGTGGTGATACTTCGTTACCGGCTCCCACACCTTCTGAGCACGCCGCAGCAGTGCTTAATCTGGTTGATGACGGTGTTATCGAATGGAGTGACCCGGAGGTCGTGAGGGCGCTCAGAGGTGCATTAAAACACGGTCGGAGAACGCCAAGTCGTCAGCAAAGAAACGGAAGCCCGTTAAAACCACATGAAATTGCACCATCGGCCAGACTGACCCGGTCGGAAAGAATGCAAATTACCCGTATCCGCGTTGACCTTGCTCAGAACGGTATCAGGCCGCAGCGATGGGAGCTTGAGGCGCTGGCGCGTGGCGCGACCGTAAATTATGATGGGAAAACGTTTTCATATCCGATTTCTGATGGTTGGGCGGGATTTGAAACAAACTAACAATAATGATTGACATGCTTGATTTTGTATTCACAAATCAAGCATCAAGTAAACATCGATGATGAGAAAGAACAATGCTACAATCCCCACAGCATTAGAAGGAGGTTTATCTTGATTAAGGTTGTTGATTTATTCTGTGGCGCGGGTGGCTTGACTCACGGTCTTCAGAAGTCGGGGCTTAATGTAGTTGCAGGTTATGATATAGATGCAGCCTGTCGATTTGCCTATGAGACAAATAATAAATCACTCTTTGTCCAGAAAAGTGTTACAGACATTGAGGACGGCGAATTAGTTAAATATTTCGAAGGAGCGAAGGTTCGAGTTTTGGCTGGTTGTGCCCCATGCCAACCTTTTTCAAGCTATACCAATAGTGCTAAATTAGGGGTAGTACGTTCAAAAGATAAAAGATGGTCTTTGCTTTATAGCTTTGCTAAGCAAATTAAATTTGCAAAGCCAGATATTATTACAATGGAAAACGTTCCCCGAGTGGTGAATCATAAGGTTTTTAAGGACTTCATTAAGTCTCTTAAAAATGATGGCTATTTTGTTTGGTATGGGGTGGTGTTTTGTCCAGACTATGGAATGGCACAAAGTCGTTCAAGATTAGTGTTATTGGCATCAAAATATGGAGAAATAGAAATAATTCCACCAACTCATGAGAAGAATGATTATAAAACGGTGCGAGATATAATCGGTAATCTTCCTGAAATTAGTGCCGGTGCTGTTCACGCTGGAGATAAACTACATCGCTCTGCATCATTATCTGATATTAATATAAAAAGAATAATGGCATCAAAACCTGGTGGAACATGGCGTGATTGGCCAGAAGAGCTAAGAGCAAAATGTCATACAAAAGAAAGTGGTTCTACATATACTGCTGTATATGGGAGAATGTGTTGGGATAAACTTGGACCGACAATTACAACTCAATGTATTGGATATGGGAATGGACGCTTTGGGCACCCTGTCCAAAATAGAGCATTAAGTTTAAGAGAGGCTGCGCTATTACAGTCATTCCCAGAAAAGTATGAGTTTTGGCCTGATGATGTAAAAATTGAAATGAGAACAGTTGCGCGTTTAATAGGTAATGCTGTTCCTGTTAGGCTTGGTGAGGTCGTAGGTGAAACTATTTTAAAACATTTGTCAGAAATGAATATTTAAAACTTATGTCATCCCCCTGTCAAAAAACAGGGGGGTATAATTAGATTCCCTCAACTATTTTCATAATTCTAGCTGCATCATTCTTTTTGTCTTGATATTCAGCATAGGCTTGTTTTGATTGCACGATTAGGTCATTATATGTCAATATTTTTCCATTGATAGAAAGTAATTGCATATTTATAGAGTGTTGGTTCTCTTGTAAATATCCAGAGCCAACCAGGAATATTACTTCTATATGCGGTATATTTCCACCTGGGCAATTTTTAGGGTTATTGGAGAACCATTGTGTCGTTGCCTGTACATATTTATTACCTTGTGCGACTAGGTTCATTATATCTGGGTGCACTTTAGGTCGTTTCATCTCAATAATTACATGCTTGCCAGAAACGGTTTTGAAAGCGATATCAATACGAGCACCGCTAGCAGCATCAGGGTTTATCTGTTTTAGTTCCTTGGTCAATGTTTGCTCCATAACAGATGTGCCTGTGACTCTTTCCCATGAAGGATCCAATAACCATAAATGATCATATAAATACATTTGTACAGCTCTTTCAAGCTGATTTTCATCAGTTATTTTTTGGAATTTTTCAATTACTTTAAGGCGTTGCGAAGTAATTTCATAAAACATGCTTGCTTCAATGTCATTGACAGATGCAAATACATCTTTAAAATTTTCTGATTGAAGGTTGCTTATTTTATCTAATGCATCAAGGTTGTCTTGAATTCTAAGTCTTTCAAAGGCTAATACCGTATTTTTTAATACGGTTTTTCTTGCTGCTTTTTGTTCTTCCTCATTACCAGAAAAACGGAATGTGTTTACTCGTCCAATTAACTTTTCGGCACTTTCTCTCTCATGTTTTTTGAGAGAATTCAGCCATTCACTTACTATTGGAGTATTGCTTTTAACTTCATTTACTCCTTTTTCGCGTCTCCATTTATCCCAATCTTTATCGATTAGTTGTAGCGTTCTTTCCAGAAAACCTTTAAGTACAGGGTATCTTGGATCATTCTGTTGTAGTTTTTGACGAGAAGATGTTGCCATATCAGGCTTTTCGTTATCATCTAGAAAATCGGCGACTATTTCACCGACCAGATAATTGGTGAATACTTTAGCACTTCCAAATTCTAATAATATGTCCTCCTCAAAAACACGTCCGTGAGAGATTACAGTAATGCTGTTGTTAGATATTTCAGGGTCTTTCTTTAACTGTGATGGCTTAACTACACTGCCAATGTACCCACTAACTTTTACATCTTTTCCTTCAAAGGTAATAGTATTTGGTAATATGTTTTTTTGTGTGATGTTTGTGCAGGATTTTATCCTTTCAGGGTCGGATTCGCCAAATTCCCAAATGAACTCGAGATCTGAAAGGAAATCTCTATCTGCCGGTGTAATATCGGTCCCATTAATTTTAACTGTAAAGTTATGGTTGGGGCCAATAATGCTAAATCGACGAGCTATTCGCTTTCTGAGGTAAGTTTGAGTCCTATCAATGGCTTTTTTTAGTTCAAATAATTTAATTGTAGTGCCGTAAGCAAGATTTTCGGGTATTTCAAGGGAGTCAGCAATATAGTTTTTTGATTCTTTGATACTTTGCTGTAAATCTTTGACATCTACCTCAAAGGCCTGAGGCTGTTCCCCCTTTTTGTACGAATAAACTTGGATTTTATTGGCAAGTGAAAACATGGCAAGCTTACCAATACCTTTTCTGCCCATAACTTGACGTTTTAGATGATCGCTTTTGGCTCTTCCATGTTCCCTGCGAGCATAACCGACTTTTAGGAACTTATTAATAATGTCATCTTTAGACATGCCATGACCATCATCTTTAATGATGACCTCTCCTTTCTCAACATCAAGTGTAATTTCTACATTTTGAGCATCTGCATCCCATGCATTTGATATAATCTCAGTTAGTACCGCGGGAGTATTGGAATAGAGACTCATCCCTAGGTGATTTAGCACATTCAAATCAATTTTAATTTCGAAATCTGACATATAGTCGTTCCTTGCTGAGAGTTCATTTTAGTTTCATGCAATCAATAGGTTAGGCTGAAGATAAAACCTTAAGATAACCAAAGCAAGTGTTCATTAGCGGCTTTGTTTCATGACATGATGTGTGTCGCTTTTTGCATGAAACTGCATTTGTTTCTTATATCTGCTCTTTTTACATACTGCTAGTGTTGACATGGCTTTGACATGGCTGTGCAACCGCATTAAAACCGCCCCATGAAGCGGGCGGGCGAGGCGGGGAAAGCACTGCGCGCTGGCGGTGGTGCTGATTTTATTTTTTCAGCGTCTCAGCGCGTCGTAATGGCGCTTAGTCTGCCCGTTGAGGCGTTGGTGTGTCTGCGGGGTGTTTTGTGCGGTGGTGAGCGTGTGAGGGCGTGATGACGGGGTGTAAAAAAGCCGCCCGCAGGCGGCGATGTTCAACCGTTGTCAGTGTCCAGTGAGTAGTTTTTAAAGCGGATGACCTCCTGACCGAGCCAGCCGTTTATTTCCCGAATTCTGTCCTGTAACGGGATAAGCTCATTGCGGACAAAGACCTTTGCCACTTTCTCAATATCTCCCAGTGACCCGACGTTCTCCGGCTTGCCGCCCATCAACTGAAAGGGGATACGGTGCGCGTCCAGCAGGTCAGCGGCGCTGGCTTTTTTGATATTAAAAAAATCGTCCTTCGTTGCCACTTCACTGAGCGGGATAATTTTAATGCCGTCGGCTTTCCCCTGTGGGGCATAGAGAAACAGATTTTTAAAGTTATTGCGGCCTTTCGACTTCACCATGTTTTCGCGAAGCATTTCGATATCGTTGCGGTCCTGCACGGCATCGGTGACGTACATGATGTATCCGGCATGTGCGCCGTTTTCGTAATACTTGCGGCGGAACAGCGTGGCCGACTCATTCAGCCAGGCAGAGTTAAGGGCGCTGAGATATTCCGGCAGGCCGTACAGCTCCTGATTAATATCCGGCTCCAGCAGGTGAAACACGGAGCCGGGCGCGAAGGCTGTCGGCTCGTTGAAGGACGGCACCCACCAGTAAACATCCTCCTCCACGCCACGGCGGGTATATTTTGCCGGTGAGGTTTCCAGTCTGATGACCTTACCGGTGGTGCTGTAACGCTTTTCCAGAAACGCATTACCGAACACCAGAAAATCCAGCACAAAGCGGCTGAAATCCTGCTGGGAAAGCCACGGATGCGGGATAAATGTCGAGGCCAGAATATTGCGTTTGACGTAAATCGGCGAGCTGTGATGCACGGCAGCACGCAGGCTTTTCGCCAGACCGGTAAAGCTGACCGGCGGCTCATACCATCTGCCGTTACTGATGCACTCGACGTAATCCAGAATGTCACGGCGGTCGAGTACCGGCACCGGCTCACCAAAGGTGAATGCCTCCATTTTCGGGGCGCTGGCGGTGATTGTTTTTGCCGCAGGTCGCGGTGTTTTCCCTTTTTTCTTACTCATCAGTAAAACTCCAGAATGGTGGATGTCAGCGGAGTGCTGATACCGGCGGTGAGTGGCTCATTTAACAGGGCGTGCATGGTCGCCCAGGCGAGGTCGGCGTGGCTGGCTTCCTCGCTGCGGCTGGCCTCATAGGTGGCGCTGCGTCCGCTGCTGGTCATGGTCTTGCGGATAGCCATGAACGAGCTGGTGATGTCGGTGGCGCTGACGTCATATTCCAGACAGCCACGGCGGATAACGTCTTTTGCCTTGAGCACCATTGCAGTTTTCATTTCCGGCGTGTAGCGGATATCGCGCGCGGCGGGATAGAACGAGCGCACGAGCTGGAACACGCCGACACCGAGGCCGGTGGCATCAATACCGATGTATTCGACGTTATATTTTTCGGTGAGTTTGCGGATGGATTCCGCCTGGGTGGCAAAGTCCATGCCTTTCCACTGGTGACGCTCAAGTATTCTGAATTTGCCACCGGCCACCACCGGCGGTGCCAGCACCACGCATCCGGCGCTGTCGCCACGGTGTGACGGGTCGTAACCAATCCATACCGGACGTGAGCCGAACGGATTGGCGGCAAACGGAGCATAGTCTTCCCATTCTTCCAGCGTGTCGACCATGCAGCGTTGCAGCTCCTCGAACGGGAACACCGACGCCTTGTCGTCAACAAATTCACACATGAACAGGTTTTTAAAATCGTCGGCGCTGTTTTCACGTTTGAGTTGCTCAATGTCGAACAGCGTGCAGCCGCCTTTCAGGGCGTCCTCAATGGTGACAATCTGCCGCCACTGGCCGTCCGCACAGAGAAGCCCACCGGCAAGGGCGTTATGACTGACGTCGATTTCCACGCGTTCGGCGGCGCTGGCGCGTCCCCGGTTAAACAGTTCACCCGACCAGAACGGGTAGGCGTCGTGCGCCAGCGTGGACGGGGTGGAGAAATAGGTCGAGCGCAGGTGACTCTGTGAGGCCATACCTGATGCCACCTTACGCAGTACCTGAAAATTCGGGATCCAGAAAATCTCGTCGACGTACAGGTCGCCGTTATGGCTCTGCGCGGTGTTGGAGTTGGTGCCGAGAAAAATCAGTTTTGCGCCGTTATTGCCCAGGACAATCGGGTCACCGGTCAGGTCAACGTCAACCAGACGGGCAAAGGCGATGATGTATTCGCGGAACACATACGCCTGCGTTTTACTGGCCGACAGAAAAATCTGGTTATGGCCGGTTTTCAGGGCGCGCAGCAGCGCCTCGCGGGAAAAATAAAACGTCGCGCCAATCTGGCGGGATTTCAGGATATCGCGGATGCGGTGCTCAAGCCCGGCGCGATACCAGTGCAACTGATAGTCGAAAGACTGCTCAAAGAAAATCTGCTCCAGCTTTTCGATGGCCTCGTCACTGAAAAAATTCTTTTTCGGTTTGCGACGCCCGCCTTTGTTGCGGTTAGCGACGTTCGGATTAAGGTCTGCCTCGTTGCCGGTCTGACTGTAGCGGTTTACCCGTGCCAGTCGTTCAATCTGGCGTCCCAGCAGGTCAATTTCCTTGAAGTCACCGCCGGTTTTCTGCGGTTTGATGATGAGCTGGGTCAGCCGCGCTTCCAGACTCATTTCGACACGGCTGATGGGGGCAACGCTGTCCCAGCCGTCGCGCTGTTTCCAGCTCTGCACCGTCGGGCGTTTCATCTGCAACATGGCGGCAATCTGCGGCACGGAAAACCCCTGCCAGTACAGCAGCGCCGCCTGACGACGCGGGTCGTGTAAAAGAGTGGTGTCTGTGGTGATGGTCATGAATACCTCGCCGTGATGAATACACGGCAAGGCTACTGAGTCGCGCCCCGCGATTCGCTAAGGTGCTGTTGTGTCAGTGATAAGCCATCCGGGACTGATGGCGGAGGATGCGTATCGTCGGGAAACTGATGCCGACATGTGACTCCTCTAATCACTATTCAGGACTCCTGACAATGGCAAAAAAAGTCTCAAAATTCTTTCGTATCGGCGTTGAGGGTGACACCTGTGACGGGCGTGTCATCAGTGCGCAGGATATTCAGGAAATGGCCGAAACCTTTGACCCGCGTGTCTATGGTTGCCGCATTAACCTGGAACATCTGCGCGGCATCCTGCCTGACGGTATTTTTAAACGTTATGGCGATGTGGCCGAACTGAAGGCCGAAAAGATTGACGATGATTCGGCGCTGAAAGGCAAATGGGCGCTGTTTGCGAAAATCACCCCGACCGATGACCTTATCGCGATGAACAAGGCCGCGCAGAAGGTCTACACCTCAATGGAAATTCAGCCGAACTTTGCCAACACCGGCAAATGTTATCTGGTGGGTCTGGCCGTCACCGATGACCCGGCAAGCCTCGGTACGGAATACCTGGAATTCTGCCGCACGGCAAAACACAACCCTCTGAACCGCTTCAAATTAAGCCCTGAAAACCTGATTTCAGTGGCAACGCCCGTTGAGCTGGAATTTGAAGACCTGCCTGAAACCGTGTTCACCGCCCTGACCGAAAAGGTGAAATCCATTTTTGGCCGCAAACAGGCCAGCGATGACGCCCGTCTGAATGACGTGCATGAAGCGGTGACCGCTGTCGCTGAACATGTGCAGGAAAAACTGAGCGCCACTGAGCAGCGCCTCGCTGAGATGGAAACTGCCTTTTCCGCACTTAAGCAGGATGTGACTGACAGGGCGGATGAAACCAGTCAGGCATTCACCCGCCTGAAAAACAGTCTCGACCACACCGAAAGTCTGACCCAGCAGCGCCGCAGCAAGGCCACCGGCGGTGGCGGTGACGCCCTGATGACGAACTGCTGACCGGCGTCAGTCAGTCCGGGAAAACCTTCACGATTAACCCTTAATTTCAGGAAAAACTATGCGCCAGGAAACCCGCTTTAAATTTAATGCCTACCTGTCCCGTGTTGCCGAGCTGAACGGCATCGACGCCGGTGATGTGTCGAAAAAATTCACCGTTGAACCGTCGGTCACTCAGACCCTGATGAACACCATGCAGGAGTCCTCTGACTTTCTGACCCGCATCAATATTGTGCCGGTCAGCGAAATGAAAGGGGAAAAAATTGGTATTGGTGTCACCGGCTCCATTGCCAGCACCACCGACACCGCCGGTGGCACCGAGCGTCAGCCGAAGGACTTCTCGAAGCTGGCGTCAAACAAGTACGAATGCGACCAGATTAATTTCGATTTTTATATCCGCTACAAAACGCTGGACCTGTGGGCGCGTTATCAGGATTTCCAGCTCCGTGTCCGTAACGCCATTATCAAACGCCAGTCCCTTGATTTCATCATGGCCGGTTTTAACGGCGTGAGGCGTGCCGAAACCTCTGACCGCAGCAGCAATCCGATGCTGCAGGATGTGGCGGTCGGCTGGCTGCAGAAATACCGCAATGAAGCCCCGGCGCGCGTGATGAGCAAGGTTACTGACGAGGAAGGTCACACGACCTCTGAGGTCATCCGCGTGGGCAAGGGCGGTGATTATGCCAGCCTTGACGCACTGGTGATGGATGCGACCAACAACCTGATTGAGCCGTGGTATCAGGAAGACCCTGACCTTGTGGTGATTGTGGGTCGCCAGCTACTGGCGGACAAGTATTTCCCCATCGTCAACAGGGAGCAGGACAACAGCGAAATGCTGGCCGCTGACGTCATCATCAGCCAGAAACGCATCGGTAACCTGCCGGCGGTGCGCGTCCCGTACTTCCCGGCGGATGCGATGCTCATCACGAAGCTGGAAAACCTGTCCATCTACTACATGGATGACAGCCATCGCCGCGTAATTGTGGAAAACCCGAAACTCGACCGCGTGGAGAACTACGAGTCAATGAACATTGATTACGTGGTGGAAGACTACGCCGCCGGTTGTCTGGTGGAAAAAATTAAGGTCGGTGATTTCTCCACACCGGCTAAAGCGACCGCAGAGCCGGGAGCGTAACCGATGACGAGTCCCGCACAGCGCCACATGATGCGGGTCTCGGCAGCGATGACCGCGCAGCGGGAAGCCGCCCCGTTGCGACATGCAACTGTCTATGAGCAGATGCTGGTCAAGCTGGCCGCAGACCAGCGCACACTGAAAGCGATTTATTCAAAAGAGCTGAAGGCCGCAAAAAAACGCGAACTGCTGCCGTTCTGGTTGCCGTGGGTGAACGGCGTGCTGGAGCAGGGCAAAGGTGCACAGGATGACATTCTGATGACGGTCATGCTGTGGCGTCTGGATACCGGCGATATTGCCGGTGCGCTGGAGATTGCCCGTTATGCCCTGAAGTACGGGCTGACCATGCCGGGTAAACACCGCCGCACCCCGCCGTACATGTTCACCGAGGAGGTGGCGCTTGCGGCCATGCGCGCTCACGCTGCCGGTGAATCCGTGGATATCCGACTGCTGACGGACACCCTTGAACTGACCGCTGCTGCTGACATGCCTGATGAAGTGCGCGCAAAGCTGCACAAAATCACCGGTCTGTTTCTGCGTGACGGTGGTGATGCCGCCGGTGCGCTGGCGCACCTGCAACGTGCGACACAGCTCGACTGTCAGGCAGGCGTCAAAAAAGAGATTGAACGACTGGAGCGGGAGCTGAAACCGAAGCCGGAGCCGCAGCCAAAAGCGGCCACCCGTACCCCGCGTAAGACCCGGAGCGTGACACCGGCAAAACGTGGACGCCCGAAAAAGAAAGCCAGTTAACAACCGAATGCGCCCCGCGCCAGGGCGGCACGCCGGTCAGTGAGGGTGAATCACCTGACACTGCACCGGCGTCCACCGCCCGACTTTTCAGAGGTAGTCATGATGACGCTGATTATTCCGCGAAAGGAGGCTCCCGTGTCCGGTGAGGGTACGGTGGTCATCCCGCAACCGGCAGGCGACGAGCCGGTGATTAAAAACACGTTCTTTTTTCCCGATATCGACCCGAAGCGCGTCCGGGAACGTATGCGCCTTGAGCAGACCGTCGCCCCCGCCCGTCTGCGTGAGGCCATCAAGTCAGGCATGGCGGAGACGAATGCGGAGCTGTACGAGTACCGCGAACAGAAAATTGCCGCCGGTTTTACGCGTCTGGCGGACGTCCCGGCGGACGACATCGACGGTGAAAGCATCAAAGTTTTTTACTACGAGCGCGCCGTGTGTGCGATGGCGACCGCGTCGCTTTATGAGCGTTATCGCGGCGTGGATGCCAGTGCGAAAGGCGACAAGAAGGCTGACAGCATTGACAGCACCATTGATGAACTGTGGCGGGATATGCGCTGGGCGGTGGCGCGTATCCAGGACAAGCCGCGCTGCATCGTGAGTCAAATCTGATGAAGACCTTTGCGCTACAGGGCGACACGCTCGACGCCATTTGTGTCCGGTATTACGGGCGCACTGAGGGCGTGGTCGAAGCCGTTCTCGCCGCAAATCCGGGACTGGCTGAACTGGGTGCGGTGCTGCCACACGGCACCGCCGTCGAACTGCCCGACGTTCAGACCGCGCCCGTGGCTGAAACTGTCAATCTGTGGGAGTAACGCATGACAGCAGAAGAAAAAAGCGTCCTGTCGCTTTTCATGATTGGGGTGCTGATTGTTGTCGGCAAGGTGCTTGCCGGTGGTGAACCCATCACCCCGCGTCTGTTTATCGGGCGCATGTTGCTCGGTGGTTTTGTCTCGATGGTTGCCGGTGTTGTTCTGGTGCAGTTTCCTGACCTGTCACTGCCTGCGGTGTGCGGTATCGGCTCCATGCTGGGTATCGCCGGTTATCAGGTGATTGAGATTGCCATTCAGCGCCGCTTTAAGGGCAGGGGGAAACCGTAATGCCGGTTATTAACACGCATCAGAATATCGCCGCCTTTCTCGACATGCTGGCCGAGTCCGAAGGGACGGCAAACCATCCGCTGACGAAAAACCGGGGCTATGACGTGATAGTCACCGGACTGGACGGGAAGCCGGAAATTTTCACCGACTACAGTGACCACCCGTTCGCACATGGCCGACCGGCGAAGGTGTTTAACCGTCGCGGTGAAAAATCCACGGCCTCCGGTCGCTATCAGCAGCTTTACCTGTTCTGGCCGCATTACCGCAAACAGCTTGCCCTGCCGGATTTCAGTCCGTTGTCACAGGACAGACTTGCCATTCAGTTGATCCGCGAACGCGGTGCACTGGATGACATCCGGGCGGGACGCATTGAGCGCGCCATTTCACGCTGTCGCAATATCTGGGCGTCCCTGCCGGGAGCCGGTTACGGTCAGCGTGAGCATTCACTGGAAAAACTGGTCACCGTCTGGCGTACCGCTGGCGGCGTACCGGCTTAAACGGAGTAAACACCATGAAGAAATTATCCCTTTCACTGATGCTGAACGTGTCGCTGGCGCTGATGCTGGCACTGTCACTGATTTACCCGCAGAGCGTGGCCGTCAATTTTGTCGCTGCCTGGGCGATTCTGGCGACGGTTATCTGTGTGGTTGCCGGTGGTGTCGGCGTGTATGCCACTGAGTATGTGCTGGAACGCTACGGGCGGGAGCTGCCGCCGGAATCGCTGGCCGTGAAGATTGTCACGGCGCTGTTTTTGCAGCCGGTGCCGTGGCGCAGACGGGCGGCGGCTCTGGTGGTGATGGTGGCGACGTTTATCGCGCTGGTCGCTGCCGGGTGGATTTTTACCGTGCTGATTTATCTCGTGGCGTCGCTGTTTTTCCGGCTGATACGCACGGCCTGTCGTCAGCGTTTTGAGGGGCGGGAACCATGTCAAAGCTGATGATTGTGCTGGTTGTGTTGTTATCACTGGCGGTGGCCGGTCTGTTTCTGGCGAAGCATGAAAACGCCAGCCTGCGCACCTCGCTGGACAGGGCGAACAACGTCGCCAACGGGCAGCAGACGACCATCACCATGCTGAAAAATCAGCTTCATGTTGCCCTCACCAGAGCAGACAAAAACGAGCTGGCGCAGGTGGCACTGCGTCAGGAACTGGAGAACGCGGCGAAGCGTGAAGCACAGCGCGAGAAAACCATCACGAGGTTACTGAATGAAAACGAAGATTTTCGCCGCTGGTACGGCGCTGGCCTGCCTGATGCTGTGCGCCGGTTGCACCAGCGCCCGGCCTGCACCGACGCCAGTGATTGTCGCCAACGCCTGCCCGAAAGTGAGCCTTTGCCCGATGCCGGGCAGTGACCCGGAGACGAACGGCGATTTAAGTGCCGATATCCGACAGCTTGAGAACGCGCTGGCACGCTGTGCCAGCCAGGTAAAAATGATTAAACACTGTCAGGACGAAAACGATGCTCAAACCCGACAGCCTGCGCAGGGCGCTGACTGATGCCGTCACGGTGCTGAAAACCAGTCCCGAGATGCTGCGGATATTCGTGGATAACGGGAGTATTGCCTCCACACTGGCGACGTCGCTGTCATTCGAAAAGCGTTACACGCTCAACGTGATTGTGACCGACTTTACCGGTGATTTTGACCTGCTCATCGTGCCGGTGCTGGCGTGGCTGCGGGAAAATCAGCCAGACATCATGACCACCGACGCAGGCCAGAAAAAGGGCTTCACGTTTTATGCAGACATCAACAATGACAGCAGCTTTGATATCAGCATCAGTCTGATGCTGACCGAGCGCACGCTGGTCAGTGAGGTGGACGGCGCACTGCATGTGAAGAATATCCCGGAACCTCCGCCGCCGGAGCCGGTCACCCGCCCGGTGGAGCTTTATATCAATGGTGAACTGGTGAGCAAGTGGGATGAATGAGTTTAAGCGTTTTGAAGACCGGCTGACCGGACTGATTGAGTCGCTGTCACCGTCAGGGCGTCGGCGACTGAGTGCCGAACTGGCAAAACGTCTGCGACAGAGTCAGCAGCGTCGGGTGATGGCACAGAAAGCCCCGGACGGCACACCCTACGCGCCACGCCAGCAGCAGAGCGCCAGAAAAAAGACTGGTCGTGTTAAGCGAAAAATGTTTGCGAAACTTATTACCAGTCGTTTTTTGCATATCCGCGCCAGCCCGGAGCAGGCATCAATGGAATTTTACGGCGGGAAGTCGCCGAAAATCGCCAGTGTGCATCAGTTCGGTCTGTCGGAAGAAAACCGGAAAGACGGTAAGAAAATTGATTATCCGGCGCGTCCTCTGCTCGGCTTTACCGGTGAGGATGTGCAGATGATTGAAGAGATTATCCTGGCTCACCTTGAGCGTTAGTTTTATCCAGACAGAGGCTGATGCGCAATTAAACATTGAGCGGCCATGCTGGTCGCTCAATGTTTAGAGGTTTATGAGTGATTTTTATTTGATGCTTTGTATTCTAAAACCTTCTTATTGGCGTAAAAGAATTTTGTATATGACAGGAATATAACCAGACCTGAAGTGAAATAGACGAGGGATAGTATTAATAATGCTTTTTTGTGACTGTTATTATCTTTAATCTCCTGGCTTAACCATTCGGAGTCCTCCTCGTTTAGCTGTAAGAGCTTATTGCAGGCGATTTCAGGAAGTGTGTCTTTTATAAATACGTTTTGCAGTCTCTTGCAATCGGCAAGGCTATAAGTTTTATTAAATTCAACTGCTTTATTTTTGAAGGATAAAAGAACTTTGTCACTATAAACATAGTACATCATATTTTTATATGGTATGCCTATGGCATCTCTTACTATAGCGGATTGTTTGTTGTGTATATAACATGCGAAGAGAATATAAATAATACTGGCCAGAATTACAATTATTGTTTTAATTATGTGTGGTGGTTTTGTTATGTCACCCCAGATGCGAGTAAGGAAAAAATACGATGTTTTTAGTTTTCCATCAATCAGTCCCTGCTGTATCATTCTCACATTTTCAATGCCTGATACATTGATTCCGTTAATTATTTTAAATAGTTGAATGTCGCGCCACTCGCGGTCAAGTCTTTTTAATTTTTTGTCTGAATATCCAAAATTGAAATAATGTGCAATAAGCCTCATAAGGTTACTTTTACCAAAGCTAAAAAATGCTAATACTGCAAAGCTACAAAGGAAAAAAACGATTAGCCCCCACACATTAGTCACATTATAGCTGACCATTACGCTCTCCTTGAATGTTGTCTGGTAGTTCTACAAATGAATCCAGATAGCATAACTTTTATATATTGTGCAATCTCACATGCATGAACACTCTCGCAAATATTCAGGAACTCGCGCGCGCACTGCGCAACATGATTCGCACCGGCCTTGTCGTCGAAACCGACCTTAACGCCGGTCGCTGCCGTGTGCAGACCGGCGGCATGTGCACCGACTGGCTTCAGTGGCTGACCTGTCGTGCCGGGCGTTCGCGCACATGGTGGGCACCTTCCGTGGGAGAGCAGGTGCTGATTCTGGCCGTGGGCGGTGAACTTGACACGGCGTTTGTTCTGCCGGGGATTTATTCCGGCGATAACCCCGCGCCGTCTGCGTCGGCGGATGCCCTGCATATCCGTTTCCCTGACGGGGCGGTGATTGAGTATGAACCCGAAACCAGTGCACTCACGGTAAGCGGAATTAAAACGGCCAGCGTGACGGCTTCTGATTCTGTTACTGCCACGGTGCCGGTGGTCATGGTGAAAGCGTCAACCCGCATCACCCTGGACACACCGGAGGTGGTCTGCACCAACAGGCTGATTACCGGCACGCTGGAAGTGCAGAAGGGCGGGACGATGCGCGGCAACATTGAACACACCGGCGGTGAACTCTCATCAAACGGTAAGGTACTGCATACCCATAAACACCCCGGCGACAGCGGCGGCACAACCGGGAGTCCTCTATGACAGCGCGTTATCTCGGAATGAATCGCAGTGATGGCCTGACTGTCACTGACCTTGAGCATATCAGCCAGAGTATCGGCGATATCCTGCGCACGCCGGTCGGCTCACGGGTGATGCGTCGTGATTACGGCTCGTTGCTGGCGTCAATGATTGACCAGCCGCAGACCCCGGCGCTTGAGTTGCAGATTAAGGTCGCCTGTTACATGGCCGTGCTGAAATGGGAACCCCGCGTCACCCTGTCATCCGTCACCACGGCGCGCAGTTTTGACGGGCGAATGACGGTCACGTTAACCGGTCAGCACAACGACACCGGCCAGCCACTTTCGTTAACCATCCCTGTGAGTTGAAACCATGCCGATTATCGACCTGAACCAGCTACCCGCACCGGATGTGGTCGAGGAGCTGGACTTTGAAACCATTCTTGCCGAACGCAAGGCGACACTGATTTCCCTTTACCCGGAAGACCAGCAGGAGGCGGTCGCCCGTACCCTGACGCTGGAATCTGAGCCTCTCGTCAAACTGCTGGAGGAAAATGCTTATCGTGAGCTTATCTGGCGTCAGCGTGTGAATGAGGCTGCACGGGCGGTGATGCTGGCCTGTGCCGCCGGTAATGACCTTGATGTGATTGGTGCCAATTACAACACCACACGCCTGATTATCACCCCGGCAGATGATTCGACCCTCCCGCCGACACCGGCCGTGATGGAATCTGACACCGATTATCGTCTGCGTATTCAGCAGGCGTTTGAAGGTTTAAGCGTCGCCGGGTCGGTGGGGGCCTATCAGTATCATGGTCGAAGTGCCGACGGGCGTGTCGCAGATATCTCTGTCACCAGTCCTTCTCCGGCCTGCGTCACCATCTCTGTGCTGTCACGTGAAAATAACGGTGTGGCATCCGAAGACCTGCTGGCGGTGGTGCGCAACGCCCTTAATGGTGAGGACGTCAGACCGGTGGCCGACCGCGTGACCGTGCAGTCTGCCGCCATCGTTGAATACCAGATAAACGCCACGCTTTACCTTTACCCTGGCCCCGAAAGCGAACCCATCCGCGCTGCTGCCGTGAAAAAACTGGAAGCGTACATCACGGCACAACACCGGCTGGGGCGTGACATCCGTCTGTCTGCCATTTATGCCGCTTTGCATGTGGAAGGCGTGCAGCGTGTCGAGCTGGCCGCACCACTGGCCGACATCGTGCTCAACAATACGCAGGCGTCTTTCTGTACCGAATACCGCGTCGTGACCGGAGGCTCGGATGAGTGATTCGCGACTGCTGCCGACCGGCTCATCACCGCTTGAAGTTGCCGCCGCAAAAGCCTGTGCGGAAATTGAAAAGACACCGGTCAGTATTCGTGAGCTGTGGAACCCGGATACCTGTCCGGCAAATCTGCTGCCGTGGCTGGCGTGGGCGTTTTCGGTCGACAGGTGGGATGAAAAGTGGCCGGAAGCGACAAAACGCGCCGTTATCCGCGATGCCTATTTCATCCACTGTCATAAAGGCACTATCGGCGCAATCCGGCGTGTGGTGGAGCCGCTCGGCTATCTCATCAACGTGACGGAGTGGTGGGAAAACAGTGACCCGCCCGGCACCTTCCGCCTTGATATTGGTGTACTGGAAAGCGGTATCACAGAGGCAATGTATCAGGAAATGGAACGGCTGATTGCTGATGCCAAACCTGCAAGCCGTCACCTTATTGGTCTGAACATTACCCGGGACATTCCCGGCTACCTGTTCGCCGGTGGTGTGGCTTATGACGGCGATGTAATTACGGTTTACCCCGGATAAGTGAGGAATAATGAGCACAAAATTCAGAACCGTTATCACCACTGCTGGTGCAGCAAAGCTGGCAGCGGCAACCGCGCCGGGAGGGCGGAAGGTCAACATTACCACGATGGCCGTCGGGGATGGCGGTGGTAAATTGCCTGTCCCGGATGCCGGACAGACCGGGCTTATCCACGAAGTCTGGCGACATGCGCTGAACAAAATCAGCCAAGACAAACGAAACAGTAATTATATTATCGCAGAGCTGGTTATTCCGCCGGAGGTGGGCGGTTTCTGGATGCGTGAGCTTGGCCTGTACGATGATGCTGGAACGTTAATTGCCGTGGCGAACATGGCTGAAAGTTATAAGCCAGCTCTTGCCGAAGGCTCAGGGCGTTCGCAGACCTGCCGCATGGTCATCATCGTCAGCAGTGTGGCCTCAGTGGCGCTGACCATTGACACCACAACGGTGATGGCAACGCAGGATTACGTTGATGACAAAATTGCAGAACATGAACAGTCACGACGTCACCCGGACGCCTCGCTGACCGCCAAAGGTTTTACTCAGTTAAGCAGTGCGACCAACAGCACGTCTGAAACACTCGCCGCAACACCAAAAGCGGTAAAAGCAGCATATGACCTTGCTAACGGGAAATACACTGCACAGGACGCCACCACCGCGCGAAAAGGCCTTGTCCAGCTCAGTAGCGCCACCAACAGCGATTCTGAAACGCTTGCGGCAACGCCAAAGGCGGTTAAGACAGCGTATGACCTTGCTAACGGGAAATACACTGCACAGGATGCCACCACAGCGCGAAAAGGTCTTGTCCAGCTCAGTAGCGCCACCAACAGTGATTCTGAAACGCTGGCTGCAACACCAAAAGCGGTGAAGTCTGCCTATGACAATGCTGAAAAACGTCTTCAGAAAGATCAGAACGGTGCGGATATTCCTGATAAAGGACGCTTCCTGAGTAACATTAATGTTTACAGCAAAGGTGAAGTGGATAAGAAAAAGGGAATGCGAAAGTATTCGTTTGCAGCCCCTGCAAATGTCGTTGCCGGGAAGTGGTATCCCGTTATCTTTCGCCGTGCTGCCAGCCTTTCAGGAGAAATGGCATCCCGCGTCGTTATTTCAACTGGTTGTTATAACGGCGATTATGTAATGAATAACTGCGAGTTTAATGGCATGGTTATGCCCGGAGGCTGGACCGATCGTGGTTCATATGCGGCAGGTTATTTCTGGACGTATCAGACTAATGAGCGTTCAATCCATTCCATTGTTACAAGCCTGAAAGATGATGATGTATGTAGTGTTTTTTATGTTGAAGCCAGAGCTTTCCCTGTACAAATTCTTGCAGAGGAAGGGCTAACGGTTATTGTTCCGACAGAGGATTATGTCGTCGGTCAAACGACATATAAGTGGGGGGCAACTAATCCCGCTACAGAAAGCACGAACGCACAGGCTATTCTGGATTTTAAAAATGGGCGCGGTTATTACTGCTCACATCCATTTATTTCCAGCCTTTCAGGAAATGCTGCAACAGCAACGAAGTTAGCGAATGCAAGAAATATTAATGGTGTCAGATTTGATGGTTCTGCCGATATAAATATTAATACACTGGTATCCAGAAACCGTGTTACTGCATTAGGTGGGAGCTCAAAGGGTACACCAGGTATTCAGATGTATGAGGCATACAACAATGGCTACCCAACAGCCTATGGTAATGTGCTTCATCTCACTGGCGTAACCGCAGTAGGAGAGGGTGAGTTACTTATTGGCTGGAGTGGAACCAGCGGTGCTCATGCTCCGGCATATATTCGCTCCCGACGAGATACCACAGATGCTAACTGGTCTGGATGGGCGCAACTATATACAACTGCTCATAAACCCTCAGCGGGAGATGTTGGTGCATACACCAAAGCTGAGTCAGATTCACGTTATGTGAGAGACATGCGACTGGGCGGTGCATCTACATATAAACCAGCAAATAATGGTACTACATGGACGCATCAGGCTCCGTCAGGTTGCGTATATACCGGCATTATTGTTCAGGATACCGGCTCAAACTCTGCCGATAACATTGGTGGCGTATATTACAGGCCGGTGCAGAAATACATTAACGGGACATGGTATAACGTGGCGCAGGTATAATTTATGCAGCATTTAAAAAATATTACGGCGGGTAATCCAAAAACGGTTGAACAATATCAATTGACAAAGAACTTTGATGTTGTCTGGTTTTTTTCAGAAGATGGTAAGAACTGGTACGAAGAACAAAAGTATTTTGCTGATGACACGATAAAAATAGCGTACGACAAAGATAATATCATCCGCTATGTGGAAAAGGATGTGACAGCTATCAGACCGGATGGATTAAGTGTTGTTGAAGTGGCGGATATTACTGCTAACCGACGGGCGGACATTTCAGGGAACTGGATGTTTAAGGATGGCACAGTGATCAAACGAATTTATACGGCAGAGGAATTGCAACTGCAGGCAGAAAACCGGAAAGCCAGACTTCTTGCAGATGCTGAATCCGTGATTTTGCCGCTAGAGCGTGCTGTCAGGCTGAACATGGCAACAGAGGAGGAGCGCACACGGCTGGAGGCTTGGGAACGCTACAGCGTTGTGGTCAGTCGTGTGGATCCTGCAAATCCTGAATGGCCGGAAATGCCGCAATAAGTTGTATGAACTCTGGTGTGAGCTTACATATCTATGGCACAGAGTAAAGCCTAATCTGACAGTCCGCTCTGTGCCAAGAGCAGACGCTGGTAATTCGTGCCTAATATACTTCACTTAACTTATATCCCAGCTTTGATACAGATCATACAAATTAAATGCCCCAGTAATTGGCAGGCTGAGTAACTTAAAACTCCTTAGAATATAGGATGATTTGTATCGGCACTCATTCCACCATGCATTCCGATTAACCCCGCATAGCCAGTTGAACTTTGCTACTCTGTGAGAGGTAGTACCTTCTATCCAGTGCGGATTTAATTAATGGAATAAATGATTATGAGTGAAAATGATACAACCCCAAAGAAGTCTACAAGCCAGATTAACAAAGCGGTATTCTTTACATCTGCTTTGCTAATTTTCCTTCTTGTCGCCTTTGCCGCCGTATTCCCGGATGTCGCCGACAAAAATTTTAAACTACTTCAGCAACAAATCTTCACGAATGCCAGCTGGTTCTACATACTTGCTGTGGCCCTGATTTTACTGAGCGTCACGTTCCTTGGACTCTCACGTTACGGTGATATAAAGCTGGGCCCAGACCATGCGCAGCCTGATTTCAGCTACCACTCCTGGTTCGCGATGCTTTTTTCGGCAGGGATGGGGATCGGCCTGATGTTCTTTGGCGTTGCCGAACCTGTGATGCATTATCTTTCGCCACCTGTCGGCACTCCAGAGACCGTTGCGGCAGCGAAGGAAGCCATGCGCCTGACGTTCTTCCACTGGGGTCTGCACGCATGGGCAATTTATGCCATCGTGGCGCTGATTCTGGCCTTTTTCAGTTACCGTCACGGTCTGCCTTTAACGCTGCGTTCTGCGCTCTATCCCATTATCGGCGATCGCATTTACGGGCCTATAGGCCACGCGGTTGATATCTTCGCCGTGATAGGCACTGTCTTTGGCGTTGCAACATCGCTGGGTTACGGTGTATTGCAGGTGAATGCCGGTTTGAACCATCTTTTCGGCGTGCCCATCAATGAAACGGTACAGGTCATTTTGATCGTGGTCATCACGGGGTTAGCGACGATTTCGGTGGTGTCCGGCCTGGACAAGGGAATACGCATCCTGTCTGAGCTTAATCTGGGCCTGGCGGTGTTGCTCCTGGCGCTGGTCTTGTGCCTGGGTCCCACTGTGCTTCTGCTGAAGTCATTTGTGGAAAATACGGGTGGTTATCTGTCGGAACTGGTGAGTAAAACGTTCAACCTTTACGCGTATGAACCCAAGTCGAGCAACTGGCTGGGGGGCTGGACATTATTATACTGGGGATGGTGGCTTTCATGGTCGCCGTTTGTAGGTATGTTCATTGCACGCGTTTCCCGCGGCAGGACAATTCGTGAGTTCGTGACTGGCGTGTTGTTTGTTCCCGCCGGCTTTACGCTCATGTGGATGACGGTGTTTGGAAACAGCGCCATCTATCTCATCATGAACCAGGGCGCCACTGACCTCGCCAATACCGTTCAGCAGGATGTTGCGCTTGCCCTGTTTAATTTCCTGGAGCATTTCCCGTTCTCTTCCGTGCTGTCATTCATTGCAATGGCGATGGTCATCGTCTTCTTTGTAACGTCTGCTGATTCGGGGGCAATGGTTGTGGATACTCTGGCATCAGGTGGGGTGGCAAACACGCCCGTCTGGCAGCGAATTTTCTGGGCATCGCTCATGGGCGTTGTTGCTATTGCCCTGCTGATCGCAGGGGGGCTGAGTGCGTTGCAAACCGTAACGATAGCGAGTGCATTGCCCTTCTCAGTTATCTTATTAATATCCATATACGGACTGTTAAAAGCCCTGCGTCGGGATTTGACCAAGCGTGAAAGCCTTAGCATGGCGACTATTGCTCCTACGGCTGCACGTAACCCAATTCCCTGGCAGAGAAGGTTACGCAATATCGCGTATTTGCCGAAGCGCTCTCTTGTGAAACGTTTTATGGACGACATTATCCAACCCGCCATGACGCTGGTTCAGGAGGAACTTAACAAGCAGGGAACGATAAGCCACATCAGTGACGCCGCCGAGGATCGTATTCGCCTTGAAGTCGATTTGGGCAACGAGCTGAATTATATATATGAAGTGAGACTTCGCGGGTATAACTCACCGACCTTCGCGCTCGCTGCGCTGGATAATGATGAGCAGCAGAGTGAACAACATCGATATTATCGCGCTGAAGTCTATCTCAAAGAGGGCGGCCAAAATTATGATGTAATGGGCTGGAATCAGGAACAGCTGATTAATGACATACTGGACCAGTACGAAAAACACCTGCACTTCCTGCATCTGGTTCGTTAACAGCAACATGCCGCCACAGAGGCGGCATTTATTTATCCCGGCTGCAATATGAGGGAATGCAGAATGATTTCACGCTGGAAATGGATGCTGAAGCAGACATTTAAAAAACTATGGTTCAGGGCAACGTTATTCGCAATTGTCGCAATAATAACGGCCCTTTTATCAATTCTTTTTAAATCAATGATACCTGAGTCGGTTTCCGTGAAGGTTGGTGCGGAAGCAGTCGATAACATTCTGAACATACTGGCATCGAGTATGCTGGCAGTGACCACATTTTCGCTGAGCATCATGGTCACAGCCTACGGTTCAGCCACTACTAATGTGACTCCCAGAGCTACTCGTTTAGTTGTTGAAGACGTCACCACACAAAATGTACTGGCCACCTTCATCGGTTCTTTTCTCTTCAGTCTGGTAGGGATTATTGCCCTCAATATGGGAGCTTATGGAGAAAGGGGGAGAGTCATTTTATTCATTGTAACACTGGTTGTCATTGCCTTAATCCTCATCACATTGCTTCGCTGGATACAGCATTTGACCTCTCTGGGGAGGGTTGGTGAGACAACGGCAAAAGTAGAACAGGCGGCCATCGAAACATTTATTGCGAGAGCAAGAAATCCCTGTCTCGGCGGATATCCATGGCTTGAGAACAATGAACAGCCGAAAGGAACGGTTGCAGTTTATCCGAAAAAGATTGGCTATGTTGAATATGTTGATATGGTGAAACTCAGCAAGCTGCTGACCAATGATCCCCGTCATGTATACCTCGTGGCGCAGCCGGGCAGTTTCATACATCCGTCCACGCCAGTTTTGTACCTGAGTCAGGGCCAGGAGTCATCAATCAGCACCGATTTACTTGAGACGATTATTGTCTCGGATGTACGTTCATTTGCTCAGGACCCCCGATTTTGTCTTAGCGTCATGGCCGAAATAGCCTGCCGAGCCCTTTCCCCCGCAGTGAACGATCCTGGAACCGCCATTGATGTCATTGGCAGAGGTGTACGTATACTTTCCGCTTACGCGCAGAATAAATCTGATGAAATAGAAGTGAAATATCCTTCTGTACATGTTGCACCACTTCAGAATAACGATCTACTTGAAGACTTTTTCTCACCTGTTGCGCGCGATGGTGCCAGTATGAGGGAAATTCAGATAAGGGTACTTAAAGGACTGTCGATGCTGAGTAAGGGTTGGCCTGGAATTTTTGCTGAAGCCGCACAAACCCTAGCATTTGAAACATTAGAGCATGCTACTCGTGCTGACCATATAGATTCTGACAGATATCTAATAAAATCAATTTATTATAATTTATTTAGTGGCGAAGATTCTAATAAAAAACCATAGTTGCGGAGCAAGCGATACGGTTGTTGGCAAGTCAAGGGCAAAGCATTCGCGTGAGAGTGGGCGTCTGCTTTGTGCCAGAAGCGGACATACGTAACTTATGATACGCATCGCCAATCATCCGTTTCAAACATCAACGCGGAAACGTTTTAAGAATGTAATCCCGAACATAGGCGGTTCGGCTGTTATTAGCCGTCCTTTTGTTCCAGACCAGATAAAGATGATTAGTCGGAGCGAGGTCTGCAGGTGTCACTGAAATCAGGCGACCACTTTTCAGGTCATTGTCACAGTGATAATCCGGCAGCACTGTCCACCCGTGGCCGTCACAGACCAAGTCGCGGATAATACGTAAATCCGGAATGGTGAATGTAGCCTGCATCTCAGGGGCTCTCTGAAACATGGAGGCCCAGAGCGCTCTAATCAGTGGCAACTCTTCGTCATAAGCAATCAGCGGTAATGAGGCAAGCGTTTCAGCACCAGGTTCTGATCCGATGATCTCTGACATGGCGGGAGCATGAACAAGGAGCATGCGTTCAGTCAGTAGATGTGCATAGCCGTACAGACGGTCATCAGGCATAGATGCGGTAACAGCGAGATCGACGCTCCCGTCATGCAAAAGGGAATAAATACGTTGCTTATTGCCGGTATGAAAGCGTAGGCGATACCCCTCCTTCATTAGTGGAGCCATTACTGTCCCAAGCCGGGAATGAATAAAATCTGGCGGTCCTGCCAGATTAATTGTTCCCCCGCGTACAGAGCCTGACCGGAAAGAGGACAGCTTTTCTTCCAGACCATCAATGAAGGGTGAAACTGAGCGGGCAAGCTCATCCGCAGCTTCGGTTGCCGTCACGCCTCTGGCCTGCCTGATAAACAGACGCTTACCAACCAGAGTCTCAAGAGACTGGATATGCTGTGACGCCGCGGGCTGAGTGATGCCCAGTAGTTCTGCCGCCTTTGAAAAGGAGCCAGAGCGATAGGCCTCAAGAAACGTTCGCAGATGGCTCAGATGGCTCATAGTGAAGCGCCTCGCTGATGAAGTTTATCGTTACAGGGAGCCTCATGCAGAGCAAGGGCCAGTTCACTCACGTAATCATCCCGTATTCCCAACGCACCCAGAGTGGCCTGCAGTTTCCATACATAATCTGCATTCGTGCCAATGTCTCCACGGGCAGATGCGATGCTCAACGCTACGGTCGCTGTAAGATTGTCCTGTTCATAATGCGGATGCAGTCTGTCTGATACGAAAGCCAGCGCCTGAATTTCCTCACCGTTTCCTAGCGAAACGTCTGCCCAGACCGGACGGTAAAGACCGGTTATCATCTCGCGCGTCCAGACAATTTCCAGCTCATTAATAAGAGTCGATTCCGGCAGTCTGAACGCAATACCTTCGGTAATTCCACCTTCGTCGAGCGATAACATCCTGCCGGGGACATCAGGAGTCGCTCGTCCGGATATCAAACGAATGCAGAAACTGCGCTGCCATCCTTTCAGACGGGCCCGTTGCATTTCTTCAATCGCCAGCACGGGATTCCACATCAATGACCCGTAGGCAAATATCCAGACAGGAGCACCCGTCGGGCGCTCCTCCAGAGTAGAGTTCATTGATGCGCGTATTTTTTCAGCGTCCCAGAGCATATTCGCCGGGAGCAGCGCTTCATGCACCCTGACAAATGTGCCATTAAGCATATTTTCACGGGTAAGCATATAACCTCCCTTTACTGGCCTACGATTTTAACCTGTTGAAATTTACGACTGTGGCTGCGACGGATTTGTGCAAGCAGCAACAGCAGGCCGAGCAGAGAAACAATCGCACCGCTGATACCGGTATACACGATACCGGCGTGGCTTATAGTAATGCTGCCCAGTACTGATCCCAGCGCTATACCTGAGTTGAAGCCCGCAATATTCAGGCCGGCAGCAACACCATGCGCATGAGGAGCATGTTGCTCAGCGACACCAATCAGACGGGCCTGCAGTGCCGGCACTGCGGCAAATGTCACCATACCCAGCAGCGCAACCAGAATGCCCATGCTCACCGGTGAGGATGACAGCAGCCACATACCAAGCACGACAACAACAATGCCGCTAATGATGAGTATATTGGCACGATTAACCCCCATGCTGTCGGTAAGTTTCCCACCAAGAATATTACCTACCGCAGCTGTAATACCGTAAACCAGCATAAACAGACTCACCGTTGCTCCGGTAACCCCTGTCACCTGCGTCAGAATAGGTGCGATAAAGGTGTAATCCGTAAACGAGCCTGCATACGCCAGCACCGTAACCAGCGCGCCGGCCAGCAACTTACGGTTAAACAGCATGCCGATATTCTGCATTGCTGAGTCACTATGTTCACCGGGCACGCTGCGTACGGGATCTTTCATACCGAACAACAGTCCAAGGAATCCGAACGCGCCAAAAGCGGCAATAGCGCCGAGAACTGGACGCCATGAGACCACCCCCCCCAACCATGTACTCAGCGGTACGCCGATTGCCATCGCCAGAGTAAAGCCACCAAATACCACAGCCACCGCTCTGCCTGCTTTACCCGGTCCAGCAAGACGAGCTGCGGTACTGGATGCCGCAGCCAGAAACAGGCCGTGTCCCAGACCAGCAATGAACCGCGCTAACAGGAGCTGAGGTAATGTGGCTGCAAACGCGGCCGCCAGACTACCGGCAGTAAACACAACGGCAGTTGTAAGCATTACATTTTTCCGGCTCCAGCTTGCTGTCAGCGCAGACAGTACGGGTGCCGCGAACGTTGCCCCCAGTGCATAGGTTGTAACCGCTGCCCCGGTCTGCTCCACACCCACACACAACCCCTGAGCCATAACGTCTGTCAGCCCAATGGGGACAAATTCCGCGAGTCCGAGCGCAAAGGCACTGATAGTAAACACATAAATAACAAATGGCATGACTGGCTCCTGATTTAAGTAAGGAGTGCAGTCTGATTTAGAAAAACAGATAAATAAAATAATGTAAACTTCAGGCGGGATAAAATTATTTATATCTAAGGCAAAGATTCAATATTCCCACAGCACACAGAAGTTTTCTGTCTTCAGGGAGAGGAGCTTCGAAAGTTCAGACGAAAAATTCCTGCGGCCCCTTTAAGAGTCAGTTGGCCGGGTTTGGTCCGCTCCTCGCTCAAAGCAGACTGTCAGATTTGATAACGTTTGGGCTATGTAAACCGTCAGTTGGAAAATGAGTGAGTGCAAGTCAGGACAGGCGGGCGGATTGCCCGCCTTTTCTTTATCTGTTGTTTCATCCACTGACCAGCCAGGTCAAATAGCGCCTCATGCTCTGCACAACAGAAAATAGTTGCACCCATTAACCACGGAGTTAAACGGATGAGTGACTATCATCACGGCGTGCAGGTGCTGGAGATTAACGACGGCACACGCGTCATTTCCACCGTATCCACTGCCATTGTCGGCATGGTCTGCACGGCCAGCGATGCGGATGCGGAAACCTTCCCCCTCAATAAACCTGTGCTGATTACCAATGTGCAGAGTGCAATTGCAAAGGCCGGTAAAAAAGGCACGCTGGCGGCATCGTTGCAGGCCATCGCTGACCAGTCAAAACCGGTCACCGTTGTCGTGCGCGTGGAAGACGGCACCGGTGATGACGAGGAAACGAAACTCGCGCAGACCGTTTCTAATATTATCGGCACCACTGACGAAAACGGTCAGTACACCGGACTGAAAGCCCTGCTGGCGGCGGAGTCGGTAACCGGTGTTAAACCGCGTATTCTTGGTGTGCCGGGGCTGGATACCAAAGAGGTGGCTGTTGCACTGGCATCAGTCTGTCAGAAGCTGCGCGCTTTCGGATATATCAGCGCATGGGGCTGTAAGACCATTTCCGAGGTGAAAGCCTACCGCCAGAATTTCAGCCAGCGTGAGCTGATGGTCATCTGGCCGGATTTCCTCGCATGGGATACGGTCACCAGTACCACCGCCACCGCGCATGCCACCGCCCGTGCGCTGGGTCTGCGCGCTAAAATCGACCAGGAGCAGGGCTGGCATAAAACGCTGTCCAACGTTGGGGTAAACGGTGTTACCGGCATCAGCGCATCTGTATTCTGGGATTTGCAGGAGTCCGGCACCGATGCTGACCTGCTTAACGAGTCAGGCGTCACTACGCTGATTCGCCGTGACGGTTTCCGCTTCTGGGGTAACCGTACCTGCTCTGATGACCCGCTGTTCCTCTTTGAAAACTACACCCGCACCGCGCAGGTGCTGGCCGACACGATGGCTGAGGCGCACATGTGGGCGGTGGACAAGCCCATCACCGCAACGCTGATTCGCGACATCGTTGACGGCATCAATGCCAAATTCCGTGAGCTGAAAACAAACGGCTATATCGTGGATGCGACCTGCTGGTTCAGCGAAGAATCCAACGATGCGGAAACCCTCAAGGCCGGAAAACTGTATATCGACTACGACTATACCCCGGTGCCTCCTCTCGAAAACCTGACCCTGCGCCAGCGTATTACTGATAAATACCTGGCAAGTCTGGTCACCTCGGTTAACAGCAATTAAGGAGCCTGACCGATGGCAATGCCGCGCAAACTCAAGTTAATGAACGTCTTTCTGAACGGCTACAACTATCAGGGCGTCGCGAAGTCCGTCACGCTGCCAAAACTGACCCGTAAGCTCGAAAACTATCGCGGTGCGGGGATGAACGGCAGCGCACCGGTAGACCTCGGCCTTGATGACGATGCGCTGTCAATGGAGTGGTCGCTCGGTGGCTTCCCGGATTCGGTTATCTGGGAGCTTTACGCCGCAACCGGTGTGGATGCCGTACCGATTCGTTTTGCAGGCTCTTACCAGCGCGACGATACCGGCGAAACGGTGGCCGTCGAGGTGGTCATGCGTGGACGTCAGAAAGAAATCGACACCGGCGAGGGCAAACAGGGAGAAGACACCGAGTCGAAAATCTCCGTGGTCTGCACCTATTTCCGGCTGACGATGGACGGTAAGGAGCTGGTCGAAATCGACACCATCAACATGATTGAGAAGGTGAACGGCGTCGACCGGCTGGAGCAACACCGCCGCAATATCGGCCTGTGATTTTCATCCGGTCAGCCTGGCTGACCGGTTAACCCCGATTCAGAAGTGAGAAAACCATGAACAAAGAAAACGTCATTACCCTGGACAATCCGGTCAAACGTGGTGAGCAGGTTATCGAACAGGTCACGCTGATGAAACCCAATGCCGGGACGCTACGCGGTGTCAGTCTGGCTGCAGTCGCGAACTCCGAAGTCGATGCACTGATTAAAGTGCTGCCGCGCATGACGGCACCGATGCTGACCGAGCAGGAAGTCGCCGCGCTGGAACTGCCTGACCTTGTGGCGCTGGCCGGTAAGGTGGTCGGTTTTTTGTCGCCGAACTCGGTGCAGTGACGTTTCCGAAAAATCTCTCGGTCGATGACCTGATGGCGGATGTGGCAGTGATATTTCACTGGCCGCCATCAGAACTGTATCCCATGAGCCTGACCGAACTCATCACATGGCGCGAAAAGGCGCTCCGGCGAAGCGGAAACACGAATGAGTAACAATGTAAAATTACAGGTATTGCTCAGGGCTGTTGACCAGGCATCCCGCCCGTTTAAATCCATCCGCACAGCGAGCAAGTCGCTGTCGGGGGATATCCGGGAAACACAAAAATCACTGCGCGAGCTGAACGGTCACGCATCCCGTATTGAGGGATTTCGCAAGACCAGTGCGCAGCTCGCCGTGACTGGTCATGCACTTGAAAAGGCACGGCAGGAAGCCGAAGCCCTTGCCACACAGTTTAAAAACACCGAACGTCCGACCCGTGCTCAGGCGAAAGTGCTGGAATCCGCAAAGCGAGCGGCGGAGGACTTACAGGCGAAATATAACCGCCTGACGGATTCCGTTAAACGCCAGCAGCGGGAACTGGCCGCTGTGGGAATTAATACCCGCAATCTTGCACATGATGAGCAGGGACTGAAAAACCGTATCAGTGAAACCACCGCACAGCTTAACCGGCAGCGTGACGCGCTGGCGCGTGTCAGTGCGCAACAGGCAAAACTTAACGCAGTAAAACAGCGCTATCAGGCAGGAAAGGAGCTGGCCGGAAATATGGCCTCAGTGGGCGCTGCCGGTGTGGGGATTGCGGCGGCGGGAACGATGGCCGGTGTTAAGCTGCTGATGCCCGGTTATGAATTTGCGCAGAAAAACTCAGAATTACAGGCCGTGCTCGGTGTGGCAAAAGACTCCGCCGAAATGGCCGCGCTACGCAAGCAGGCGCGCCAGCTCGGCGACAATACCGCCGCCTCGGCGGATGATGCGGCCGGTGCACAGATAATCATCGCGAAAGCGGGTGGGGATGTTGATGCCATTCAGGCGGCAACGCCGGTCACGCTGAATATGGCGCTGGCGAACCGTCGCACGATGGAAGAAAACGCCGCCCTGCTGATGGGGATGAAATCTGCCTTTCAGCTTTCAAACGATAAGGTTGCTCATATCGGGGATGTTCTCTCCATGACGATGAACAAAACCGCCGCCGATTTTGACGGTATGAGCGATGCGCTGACCTATGCCGCACCTGTGGCAAAAAATGCCGGTGTCAGCATTGAAGAAACCGCCGCAATGGTCGGGGCGCTGCATGATGCAAAAATCACAGGCTCAATGGCGGGGACGGGAAGCCGTGCCGTGTTAAGCCGCCTGCAGGCACCGACGGGAAAAGCATGGGATGCACTCAAAGAGCTTGGCGTGAAAACCTCAGACAGCAAGGGAAACACCCGGCCAATATTTACCATTCTGAAAGAAATGCAGGCCAGTTTTGAGAAAAACCGGCTCGGTACTGCCCAGCAGGCTGAATACATGAAAACTATTTTCGGGGAGGAGGCCAGCTCAGCCGCCGCCGTGCTGATGACCGCCGCCTCAACCGGAAAGCTGGACAAACTGACCGCTGCGTTTAAAGCCTCAAACGGGAAGACTGCCGAGCTGGTAAATATCATGCAGGACAACCTCGGCGGTGACTTTAAGGAGTTTCAGTCCGCTTATGAGGCGGTGGGGACAGACCTGTTTGACCAGCAGGAAGGCGCACTGCGCAAGCTCACACAGACGGCCACAAAGTATGTGTTAAAACTCGACGGCTGGATCCAGAAAAACAAATCACTGGCGTCAACCATTGGCATCATTGCCGGTGGCGCGCTGGCGCTTATTGGCATCATCGGTGCAATTGGTCTTGTAGCCTGGCCGGTTATCACTGGCATCAATGCTATCATCGCGGCAGCAGGCGCAATGGGGGCAATCTTCACGACGGTTGGCAGTGCTGTTATGACGGCCATCGGGGCGATTAGCTGGCCGGTTGTGGCCGTGGTGGCCGCCATTGTCGCCGGGGCGTTGCTTATCCGTAAATACTGGGAGCCTGTCAGCGCATTCTTTGGCGGTGTGGTGGAAGGGCTGAAAGCGGCATTTGCGCCGGTGGGGGAACTGTTCACGCCACTTAAGCCGCTGTTTGACTGGCTGGGTGAAAAGTTACAGGCCGCGTGGCAGTGGTTTAAAAACCTGATTGCCCCGGTTAAAGCCACCCAGGACACCCTGAACCGTTGCCGTGACACGGGCGTCATGTTCGGGCAGGCACTGGCTGACGCGCTGATGCTGCCGCTTAATGCGTTCAACAAACTGCGCGGCGGTATTGACTGGGTACTGGAAAAACTCGGCGTCATCAACAAAGAGTCAGGCACGCTTGACCAGACTGCCGCCAGAACTCATGCCGCCACGTATGGCACCGGTGGTTATATTCCGGCGACCAGCTCTTATGCTGGCTATCAGGCTTATCAGCCAGTTACGGCACCGGCTGGCCGCTCTTATGTGGACCAGAGTAAAAACGAATATCACATCAACCTGACGGGCGGTACTGCGCAGGGGACACAGCTCGACCGCCAGTTACAGGATGCGCTCGAAAAATACGAGCGGGATAAACGTGCGCGCGCCCGTGCCAGCATGATGCATGACGGTTAAGGAGGTGACGAAAAATGATGCTCGCGTTAGGTATGTTTGTTTTTATGCGCCAGACGCTGCCACACCAGACCATGCAGCGTGAATCAGATTATCGCTGGCCGTCAAATTCCTGTATCGGTAAACGGGATGCCTTTCAGTTTCTCGGTGTGGGTGAGGAAAACATCACGCTTGCCGGTGTGCTTTATCCTGAACTGACCGGCGGGAAGCTGACGATGACCACGCTCAGGCTGATGGCAGAGGAAGGCCGGGCGTGGCCGTTGCTGGATGGCACCGGCATGATTTACGGCATGTATGTCATCAGCAGGGTGAGTGAAACAGGGAGTATTTTCTTTGCAGACGGCACACCCCGGAAAATTGATTTTACGCTGTCGCTCACCCGCGTTGATGAATCACTGGCCGCGCTTTATGGCGATATCGGTAAACAGGCGGAATCGCTCATCGGTAAGGCTGGCAGTATGGCGACTAAATTCACGGGTATGACGGGGGCGGGATAATGCTGGATGCACTGACATTTGATGCAGGCAGTACGCTGACGCCGGATTACATGCTGATGCTCGACAGCAGGGATATTACCGGCAATATCAGCGACCGTCTGATGAGTATGACCCTGACGGATAACCGGGGTTTTGAGGCTGACCAGCTTGATATTGAACTGAACGATGCCGACGGGCAGGTCGGGCTGCCGGTTCGTGGCGCTGTCCTGACGGTGTATATCGGCTGGAAAGGTTTTGCCCTGGTATGCAAAGGGAAATTCACCGTTGATGAGGTTGAACACCGGGGCGCGCCGGATGTGGTCACCATCCGCGCCCGGAGTGCAGATTTCCGCGGGACGCTCAATTCCCGCCGTGAAGGTTCCTGGCATGACACCACGCTCGGTGCGATTGTTGAGGCGATAGCCTCCCGTAACAGGCTGGAAGCCAGTGTCGCTCCGTCACTGGCCGGAATTAAAATCCCGCACATCGACCAGTCGCAGGAGTCTGATGCGAAATTCCTGACCCGTCTTGCAGAACGCAACGGCGGTGAGGTGTCGGTAAAAATGGGAAAATTGTTGTTTCTCAAAGCGGGGCAGGGGGTGACGGCCAGCGGTAAGAAAATCCCGCAGGTCACCATCACCCGCAGCGACGGCGACCGTCATCATTTTGCGATTGCTGACCGTGGAGCCTACACCGGCGTAACGGCAAAGTGGTTACACACCAAAGACCCGAAGCCGCAAAAGCAGAAGGTAAAACTGAAACGCAAAAAGAAAGAAAAACACCTGCGCGCACTGGAGCACCCGAAAGCGAAACCGGTCAGGCAGAAGATAGCGCCCAAAGTGCCGGAAGCGCGCGAAGGTGAATACATGGCCGGTGAGGCTGATAACGTTTTTGCCCTGACCACGGTATATGCCACGAAAGCACAGGCCATGCGCGCCGCTCAGGCGAAGTGGGACAAACTGCAACGGGGCGTTGCGGAGTTCTCCATCAGCCTTGCCACTGGTCGGGCTGATATTTACACGGAAACGCCGGTCAGAGTGTCAGGCTTTAAGCGCGTCATAGACGAGCAGGACTGGACAATCACTAAGGTGACACATTTTCTGAATAATAGCGGCTTCACGACGTCCTTGGAGCTTGAGGTCAGGCTTTCTGATGTGGAGTACGAAACAGAAGATGATGAGTGATGTTTTTATTTTATCTATTTGTTTTATAAGGATAAATTAACTAGAATGGCACTATCAACAAAACCGGAAGAGGTGCTCGCGATGTTTCATTGTCCTTTATGCCAGCATGCCGCACATGCGCGTACAAGCCGCTATATCACTGACACGACAAAAGAGCGTTATCACCAGTGTCAGAACGTGAATTGCAGCGCCACGTTCATCACCTATGAGTCGGTACAGAGATACATCGTGAAGCCGGGAGAAGTCCACGCCGTAAGGCCGCACCCGTTGCCGTCAGGGCAGCAAATTATGTGGATGTGA